ATACCGTGCGATCGCGTAACAATAGAATAATGACCGCCCCCCATTTGAAACGCGCGTTCTACTTCTTGCGCTTAGATGCGCGGCGCTCGGCGCGATTCGCCGGTGCGCCTGGTGCGTTGCGCTTCGCGAGTCGCTCGATCAGCGGTCGCCAGTGCGTCTCGTAGATCAAGTCCGCGTCATACGCCAGTGCGAACTCGCGCACCTTGGCGCGGTCAATCGTTCCAGCCTTCGTTGCCTGGTAGTTGGATTCAAGCCCTGCTTCAATTTGCTTGATGTCTGGCGCGATCCAATACGAGCCTTGAAACTCATCCCACTGCTGCTGCCCACTTACCAGCGTGCTGTGTGGTCCAGCCAACTCTTCACTGCCAGCGAACGCGCTGACGATCACTGGCGTGCCACACGCCTGCGCTTCAATTGTCGGAATGCCGAAGCCCTCGCCCATCGAGGTAGCGAGCAGGATGTCACCCGCCGCATAGATGTGCTTCAGGCTGTCCGTCGGAATGCCGTTGCGGAACGCCATCGGTTCTGGCCATCGGATGCGATCCATCGGCGCGTTGATGAACTGCAAGTAGCGCGGGAGGTTCATCCCATCGCTGATCCCTTCAGGCTCCGTGTGCAGGTACGCCCAGGCATCAGGATGCCGCTTCAAGTGATTGGTCAGAGCAAGGAGATTCTCAGGGAACGCCTTGCGGATCGGTAGCCTGCCGCGATTGGCCGCGTTCATCACGACGAGGTGCGCCTTGGCGGGTATCGCCATTGCCTCCCTCGCTGCCTGCCCTACGTCAATGAAGTCCTTTTTCGTGTCAATGGCGTGCGGGATGTACGCCACTAGCTCTTTCGGCATCCCGACTTTCAGCAGCGCCTGCTCGCCGAACTTCGTCATTGCGATGGCGAATGCGCCACTCTTGCTGAAGAACTCAACGACGCCGGGCGGCACTGGGTCGTGATCAATTGGAACCCACCACGCAAGGTTCAGTTCGCGTAGCTGCGGCGCAACGGGAATCATCGGCCAGGAGTCGAAGAGTCCGATGCTGATCCCGCCCCACGCCTTGAGTTGCTGCGGGAAGATGTCAAGGCTGTACTGCTTCAAGCCATCGGCGAATACTGGAATCTCTCCCCAGTTGAGCGCCGCTGCCGCACCGAAGTTGCTGACCACTGCTGGATCGTGTCCGTCCTTCTTCATCCGCGCGATCACTTGCGCGGTCATTTGACCGTAGCCGCTTGGAATGTGGGGAGCATTGCTATACCAGCCGACCCTCATTGCATCCTCCTACTTGTGCCTGGTCGCTCGACCGTGGCAAGGTCTACAGATTACACGAAGCCTGTGCTCTGGCGCGAGCAGCGGACCGCCCTTGCTAAGAGGATCAAGGTGGTCAACCGTGAGGTCAGTGGTCTTTCCGCAGACTTCGCACCACGGTCGCTTGCTGCGAATCTGGCTGCTCAACTTGCGCCACGCAGGATCAAGGTAGGGATTCGGTCGCCCTTCTTTCCACTTCGCTTGCGCCGCAGCTCGATGCGCCTGGCAACGGTTGCCCACCATCGTGAGCACGCCGCAGTCCAGGCACGGCCGCTGAAACGTCACGCCTTCGGAAACGCCGGCAGCGGCAAGTGCTGCGCCAGTACGCGCGCGATGTGATCCACCGCTCGCTCCGTCGCATTGACGTATTGCGGCTCAAAGATTGTCCACACGACTTTCCCGAATGCTTCCTCTAGCGCCTCAATCGTTTGGTCAAGTCGAGCGGTGACGATGTGCAGCATCTCGTGCGTCAGCACTTCTCGCTGTTGTTGCGGCGTCTGCTTCCAGAAGTCGTGGCTCACGCGCAGCTCAGCCGTGTAGTTCTGCTCGTGCGGGTTGATGTCAGCCCAGGCTTCCACGTCGGATGCTTCTCGTGCAATGGTGACTTTCCAGTTCGTAATGTTGAGCGCCTCTTGCAGCTCGGCGACGTACGCTTCCAGCGCGTCAAATTTGTCGTGCTTTGCCGTCGCCATACGTCCCCCTCTGTCCTCAGGCTAGTGAGCCTGCCAGCGGGAGGACTCCGCTGGCAGGCGATAGGCCGCACCGAAGCGCGGCACGCCGCCGATTCTAGACCTAGGGCTTCCTCCACACGGTGATGTACGAGCGAACCTCTGGCTCCACGCCCAGCCGCGTCAGGAAGTCCCGCACGAATCTATGCTTGCCGTGCGACTCATCCACGCAGTCATCTATGGCGATCAGGCAGCCCGAAGGCAGTGCGGCGTAGATTGACGCTAGTTCAGCGAGGTGGTGCAGCGGCGAGTCAATGGTTTCAGTCAGGTCGTAGGAGTCCAGATAGAGCAGGTCAATCTTTCCTGGAGTCTCCACGGTGCGAAGTCCAACCACAGAATCACACTGGATGATCTCAGCCTTGCTGACCATCTTGCGACCCTCAAGGATGTTGCGCTGGCTGATCTCGTACGTCACGGAGCGCCCACCGACGCGTGTAATGAGCCAGTCCCAGAGCACGGTGCTCAACCCGTCGCCTTCCCAGTTCCCTAGTTGGCGAGCACACCCAGTCTCAACGATGTAGAGGGGACGGTTGCGCTCGATCAGGTCGTTGGCGATAAAGGTGAACGCTTTCCAGCGCCGGCTCTTTCCCAGCGAACCAGCAAACGCCTTCTCAAAGTCAGCGAGCGTCACACGCCAACCCGATGACTATACGTCTCGCAGGTGACATTGAACACGAGTCCGTTGATCTCTTTCATCCTGTCATCCACCGCGCCAACCATCCCGCATACCTTACAGAGCGCGAGCCAATCTTCGCTGGTGGCGAGGGAATCAAACCCGTGAGGGTACTTGGCGCGAGCCTCCTCTTCGTCAAGGCGCTCCTCAATCATTCGCAGGCGGCCGTGCGTCATCGGATTCTGTTCCCAGTCCAGCGCGTGTCCTAGGACGTCTTGCGCGAGGATGCTGGAAGAGCGGATCGCTCGACTTCGCCAATCCGTTCGCAGCTCATCAGCCTGGACCTTACTCAGCCCAGGTGCGCGATCCTCTTTCTGCTTGCGCTCGTAGCGCGGTCGCTGCATCTCAATGGTTCGCCAACCGTCTTCGGCGACTTTCCCAAAGAGGTCAATAAAACGATTCTCAACGTCTTCGGGAACTCGCCGCTCTTCAGCGGCGTAGGCGTAGCAACTGCGACGGCTGATCTGGAGCACCTCCGCTAACGCTTCAATGCGTCCAGCCGGCGGCTTACTCGGAAACGCGTTCTTCGCCGTAATCTTGAGCCAAGCGCCGCTGATCGACCGAACTGTTTTCATTGTCCCCCCACTCAGGGACGAATGCCGTCCCAGTCCAGGATTATGACTCTCACGACCCCCAATTGCAACCCTTGCAGCTTAGCGAAGGCTTGTGGACTCAAGTCAATGTTGCGGCTCACGCCAGTCCAGGTGCGCTTGAGATCTTGAGCGCAGCGCTGGCAGTAGTCAGAAACGGTCACCGTTACGCATCGCTTGAGATTGTCTGCTCGACATACTTTCAAGCGGTATGGCGTGTTGCCCCAGCGGAATGATCCTACCGCTGCGTACATCCGATTGCCACCGCGCGTGTACCACGCATTATTGGAGGTTGCGTCGTACCACGAGGCAACGCCGCCAATCGGCACGCCTTGCGGCGTCTTAGCCCAGCACGCTGGATTCAATGCCAGCACGAGCGCTAAGAGTGGCGCGATCACTCGGGCGGCTCCTGCGTTTGATTGACGAACCAATCCGCGAAGTCATCAAGGTCAAGCAGGATCATCGCGCGCCTACGGCCGCCGCCAGCTCCTGGGCTGTCGCCAATGACCAGTCCGCGCAACTGGTCGCCCTTGACCGGCACGCTCTGCAGCCAACCCCACTGGCGTTCGCTGAAACTTCCGCCCACCTTGCACTGGACTTGCAGCCAGTCGCCTTCTCCTCCTGTGGCATCAGCCTTGCCGCCGAAATGCCCCACGCGCCTGCCGCCAAGTTTCGCTGCGACAAATCGCTCGAACGCGTTGCCGCGAAGTCGTGAATTCTTCCCGCGCCGACTCTTCGCCGGATCAACGTTGTGCTCTTGAATGGCGAGGTCCTTCATCTTGCCCATCAGATCAACCGCGCCAATAGCGCCGATCCACCATCGCTCAACGTAAAGCGCGCCACCTGTACCTCCAAGATGCCGTGCTTGAGCAGGTCAAGATTCGTCTTTCGGTTGCCGATCCCCTCGTATAGGAAGAACCATCCTTCAGGCGCGACGGCGTCTGCATAGCGAATTGAGAGGTTGCACCACGCCCGCCCAGTCACCCCAGGCTCCTCACACCACGCATCGGCACCCTCCTGCACCGCAATCACCTTGTCATCAAGGAATGGCGCAGCTCGCTCAATGCGGTTCATTTCACACAGGTCCTGTGATGCCACGCGAACTTCGTCTGGCGCTTTGTCCCGTTGAAGTAAATGCTCTTGACGCGCCACGCCTGCTTCAACGTATCGAGCACACCGCCGCACGCGGCGCACGCCGTCAGCTTGAAAACTGGCTCCTTGCGCGGACCACCACGTTGCGTTTTTATTGCGGCCACTGCACGCTCCTTGAAATCCAGATGACGGTTGCGAACGAGAGAATCAGATACAGGATAGCGGCTGCAATGTTCCCGCGCCGTCGTACCTCAGGAAGGCTGAGACAGACGAGGAATGCCAGCACGAAATGCAGGGTTGCGATGACGATGCCGGTGAAGTTAAATGCCTTCAATGTCCGACTCCGTTCAGCGTCACCACCAGGCGCTCGATCATTCGCTCAATTGCTTCCTGCGCGGTCGCTCCCGTCGTGCTGAATTCGCCATCCTCATCGTCAAGTATCACCGTCCAGACGCCGCTTATCTGCAGGCAGTCCTGGACCCGATACCCAGCCTGAGCTGCGAGAACTTCTAGTTCGTTCATACGACTCCCTCCATCGCATCCACAATCTCTCGGTACGCCTGCTCTGGCGTCAGTTCTGACGTGTCAACCGTAAGGTCAAACTCGGCGGCTGTCCAGCCCAATTCCGTAATGTCCGTCGTGCCGATCAGTTCGCCGCCCATCCTGCGCGCCCTCACCTCGTGATCAGCGGTCAGCCGGACAATAAAGATCTGAGGGTCCACCATCCTGAGATAGTGCACCTCTTCTGGCAGTCGGACATCGTCAATGACCACGCCGTAGCCCAGTCGCTGGATCTCGGCGTAATCCTGTCGCCACACGCGCAACCAGAACGTCCTATCCACTTCACGAAGCGCCGCCCCGATGTCCTGAAGCAGCTCGCGGCCCGTGATGAGCGTCAGCCCTGAGTAGCGATCAACGATGACCGTTTCATCCTTGCCCAGTTGCCGATAGGCAAGACTGGCAAGGTGCTTGATGGCGTCAGCGATGCCGTGCCGCTGGTAGCCACGATGCTCGCCGAAGAGCGCCGCGATGCTCGACTTCCCAGCGCCCTGTGGCCCGAGGATCGCCACCGATCTGCTCACGGTAGTTGCACCGCATCAGCGACCGGCAAGAAGCCGACCATCTTGATGATCTGATCCGTATGCTCGAATTGCGTCGTCGCTGGCAGCAGCTCTGGCGCCCAGGCTGGCTCCTTCACGCGGTACAGGTCCCACGCGAAGATTCCGTGCGGCGTGCTGTTGATGTACGCCGGACGCGCCTTACGCTTCGTCGCTTCAGCGATCAGCCAGTCGTACTTCGCCTGCTCGATCAGCATCTTCAGGTAGTGCGTCTCTCGGCACTTCAGCTCCAGGATGAAGTCCACCCTTCCAAGGGAAGTCTCGTAGAACGCCGTGCAGTCCCAGTGGCTAAAGCCGTACTCCATCCGCTGGAGATTCGGCACGCTCGTTCGCGCTAAGTGAGTGAGTAGCTCCTGCTCCGTCATTTGCTCGCCCTCCTTGAAAAAAAATCGCCAATTCGTTCTGGTTGATTTGCCTTAGTAAGAGTCTGGTTCTTCTCTCTCTCTTCTCTGCTCTGCTCTATAGCGTGACTGAACCGTGACTCAGCGCCTTTTCCCGCACGACTGCGTTGCTGACGCTGGGCTGAGGTCGGGTCGACTTGCCAGCGAGACCAATGTGAGACGGTGATGAGACCGCTCTGAGACTCCTCTAGCAAGCCTTCGGTAATGAGCCGAGGGATGGCCCTTGAGAACTCAGGTCCAAGGATTGTTTGCAGGTGCTTTCGGTCCCGAAACTCGCCACCCTTTCGCATCTCCTTCGACACCTCCAGGATGATGACGAACGCGCGAAACTGTAGGTGCGTCAAGCTGCTAATGATTGCGTCCTTGTGCGCCTGTGCTGACCACTTAATCCAGAGACTCATTTAATCCTCCTCTCTTCCACTCGACTAGAACGGCAACTCGCCCAGGTCCTCTGGCACGAGTTTGGGCTTCGCCGCCGGTGCAGATTGCGCCGCCACCCACTGTTGACTTGGCTTGTCCTTGCACCAGCCGCCATCAGCCGTCTTGTGGCTCGCGGCGTAGAACGGGTTGTATGGCTTGCCAGTCGCTTTGCTGACGCCGCCTGGCTTCAACTGCCACTGCTCACCGTGCGAGCAGGCGCCCTCGTTGCCAGCGAAGAGCATCGCCGCCGCAGCCATCACCTGATCGTCTGCAGACATCGCGCTAGAAGCCTCTGGCTGTGTCCCAGAAGCGTCGGAGAGGTGCCTTGCCCTGCCAAGTGACACTGGGACACCCTTTTCGGGTGAATACAGGCTACGGCCGATGCCTAGTGCGGCTGCCGCACGCCTGCGACTATCTGTCACGCTTGACTTGATTGGCTCCTCGTCGCGCCCTGCGGCGTTCGGATAGCCAGCCTCCTCGATTGTCTTGCTCACGCCTTCGTGCGTCACAATCAGGCGACCACGCACGACTGCCGTGGCTGCATCAACCAAGTCCCACGAGAACGACCAGCCCATCGTGCCAAACACTTCGTCAAGACGACCATCAATCGCCCTCACATCGGCGTAGGTGAACGTCATTCCAGCGCGCCCTGGACGATGCTTCAAGTCCTTCTCCTCAAATGGTGCCGCTAGTGCTGCTGCGATCTTGCTCACGCTTCCCTCCTAACTTTCAATACCAGCGATGGCTGGCGCAGTGCCCAGATTGCGAATGACCAATCATTCTCCAGATAGCCGAGGTATGTGTTATGCGATCTACACAGGGCACCACGAACACACTTGCCACACGACCTTCTGCCTGGGCAGCAAGAGTGATCGTGGTCAATCGCAAGATCCTGTTTCTCATCGCAAGTTGGTGAATAGCATCCTGCGGCAAGGAGTTCTTGTAGCCTTGAGACAGTTATCCCAAAGTTTCTGGCCCGACTCCTAGCCAGATGCTCTTTACCCTTTTCAGATTGTTTGTACGCCTTGTACCACTCCCTACCTTCTTCGGATTGCTCCCACGCCTTCCGATACTCCTTCCACTTCCCTGATTCGCGGAATGCCTTTTGGACAGCCTTTCCATTTTCTGATTCGCGGTACTTCTTTTGGCTTTCCCTGCGCGCTTCCGACCAGCGGCTCACTTGTCAACCTCCTCTGTCTTGAACTTGAACACTCGCGCACCGGGAACTTCCCGCGTGTACGCGCCCACAATGTCTGTATGAGGCTTGAGCGCCTCCAACAGCAACTTGTAGTCAACCTTCTGGCTTGGCTTGTTCTGCTTCCACGTCGCCGACCAGCCAGAGCCTGCGACGCCAGCCTTCTCACCGACGGCTTCCTTCAGACTGATGGCAAGATTCTGCAGCTCCTGATCAAGCAACTTGGATTCGTATTGCTTCTCGGCGTAGAGCTGCGCCACGCGGTCAAGTCCAGCGTCAGCCTGCACCCACTCTTCCAGTCCGTTCCACGGCGTGACCGATGCGAGCGCGTCACTGTCCTCGCCCTGCAACGACGGTGGCGTTCCCGTTGCCAGCAGGTTGCGGAATTCCACCGCGCGACGGTACAACTCCGTCTGCATCTCAAGGCTTGCGTGCACGCGCTCAATGCGGAACACCAAGCCACCGAGCAGAACAGCCACATCAACTGCCTTTGCGCCAGTTACCAGCATTTGCCATTGGCATTGCGCCTGAACGTCGTTGGGAACTGGAGCGAGAGACCAACGAGGTGATGTGCTGGTCTTCACCTCAACCAAAAGATCAGGATCGCCAACCACACTGCGGTCTAGCGACGCCATCACCCAGGGAATCTCCTTGAGTCGGACGATGCCATTGCTGCGCCTAAGATCGCGCCCAGTCTCCATTTCGTAAAACGCCGCAACGGTTGATTCGAGCAGGATGCCGCGAATTGCAGCCGGTCCAACTGGCTCTGGCTCGTACTTGCCGAGCTTCTCAGCCCAGAGCTGATACGGCGTCTTGTATGGCGAGAGGCCAGCGATCACCGCCGCCTCCGTCGCCGTAATGCCGTCCTTTCGCAGCGCAAACCACTCAGGGCTGCGCTGCTCCGCCTTGATGAATTCGTATTGTTTGCTCACTGATGCTCCTCCTTAAACTTCGCCACTGCCTTGACGCGGTACGCCTTCAGCTCAGCCTGCGCCTGCTTGAGCAGTAGCCGCGCCTCCTCTTGTCTGAACCCTCCTTGAAACTTGTAGATAGCCACGAGTTTCTTGTAGTGCTCAACCCTGCAATCCTCACAGAGTCGCTGATACAACACTGGCTTGACTTCGCTCTCGCGCTTTGCGAGACAGACGGAACATTTCCACTTGATCATTTGCCTTCCTTCTTTGCTCGATCTTTCTTCGCCCAGCCCTTGCCGGTGAAGACGATGGCGGCTGGCGTATACACCATCCGCATCCAACGGCCGCACTTCTCGCAGCGCGGGTTGTAGAGCTGCGTCATTGAATGCGTATGCTCTTCACGCGCACCACAATCCCCGCAGCGGTATTCGTAGACTGGCATTAACCAAGCATCCCGAAGAGGAAGATGGCGAACGCCAATCCAAATACGCCAATCGCAATGTCCCAGAACGCTGCCACGCGGCGCTGCTCCTCTTCCAGCAACGTCGTGTGAATTGCGATCCGCTTGTATACGAGTGGTTGATTCTTTCGGTTGAGTGTCATCGCATTGACCCCCAGGCGAGCAGGATGATCATTGCTGCTATGAATGCGAGCGCTGTCGCAACCTCTTGCGCTGTCTTAATCACTTTGCGCCTCCTGCAAACGCCGACCACGGCGTGGCTTGATTCTGATTGCGCTCAACACGGCGCGGTGCCGGCACGCCGTAACTGATCGTCAGCGATGGTCGTGTCGGATCATTCGGATCGCCAACGATCTGGGTGCAGATGCCGTGTCGCACGCTGGTGTTCTGACGCAGCAGCGCCTTGTCGATCTTTGGCATTGCGGCGCAGCGGCCGCAGTCGCCGTCCTCAACTGGCATCCAGTCGCGCAGTCGCATTCCTGCGCTGTAGTTCATCGTGTCCTTGACGCACTGTTCGCAGAGCGCCTGCTCTGAGTTGGGGTGCTGGTACAGCTCCGTCATCAGCGCACCGCCTGAACATCAGCTAACTGCTGACGGAACATCTCTGCAATCTTCTTGGCTGCTTTGATGCTTGGCTGGGTTGGATTGTGAGCGATCATCCGTGCGATGTGCGCGTCCTGATTGACGATCTTCTGCTCTAGCCTCTTGGTGATCTTTGCCTCTAGAGCCTTGATTGACTTGTTCACTTGAACCTCCTCTAGCAGGATCAGCCATCTGGCTGGTTCCTCCCTGCTGTCACAAGTCTAGACCGTGACGTAACGGCACGTCAAGCCCCTAGTTTGAGCACGAAATTGGGGTAGTCCCCCAGCCCGGAGGAGGTCGGGCTGGGGGGTGCGCCGCCCGAAGGCGGCTTAGTTATCGTCCTCGTCGAGCAGCTCCAGGATCACCGTCAGGCACTGCCAACAGAGCGCGTGAGCGATGAGGAGATTGTAGCCATCCTGCGTGGTCAGTGTCTCTTCACCAAATCTCCAGACGCGTCCTGACTCCCCACAGCTTGAGCAGACTCCAGGCAGCGGGGGATCGGTCCGCATCGAGAGAAACGGCATCAGCCCAGGCGCACCAAGTATTCCGCTGTTACGCCTTTCGCGTTCTGAAACAGCAGCCACTGGCACGGTTCGCCGGCTGCAGCCAACTGCTCTTGCGCGAACGTATTAGTTGACTCAATCGAGCCACCGTTCCAATGCGTCAACCCGTTGAGGTACATCCGCGTCGGGGTGTGGAAGTGAGCACCAACTGAGTAATCAAACTCAGCGACGGATGCTCGCCATCCGCTCAACTTCTTGCCGAATCCGTACCACGGGAAGCCTGCGAACCCGCCGCCGACTTGATCACCGTGGAATAGGAACCAGCGCTTGCCGAGCACGTTATCAACGGCGTACCAATGACGCTCACCTTGCGTGAATGTCTCTGGCCACTCCAATCGCTTCTCTTCGCCAACTGCCATCCGCGCAATGCGATACATCATCGCATCAGCGTTGCTCTCTGGTCGGAAGGTGCCCTTGCGTCCGAGCCTGCCGTGGTTGCCGATGACGCCAACAACCTTGACTTTCTCAAAGTGTCCGAGCATCTCGCGCACCAATCGAGCGAGCGCTTCAGCCGCGCCAAACATCTGCGAATACAACCCTGAGTCAATCAGGTGCGCCTGTCCAGGGAAGATGTCCTCGCCTTCCACAAGGTCGCCAAGCAAGTGAATGTGCAACTCACGCACTGGATGCGCGGTGCGCTGAATGTCCACCAGTCGCTTTACCTTCTCGCCAAGCTCCTTGACGCGAACCGCCGCAATCTCGCTGTTGTACGTCGGCGTGATCTTTCCCCACTGCCAGTCGCTTGCCAGCAGAATGGCGTGCTCTGGCTCGCCCTTGCGTTTATCCGGCTTCGGTGCCGCCACCTTCGGAATGTTCATCCCTAGCGCCGCATCCTTCGCAGCGAGGTAGACCGCTTCTACCAGCTCGCTTGTTGCCTGCTCACGCTTCGCCAGCGCACGCAGCGCTCGACCGTGCGCCGCTTTCAGCTCCTGCAACTCATCGGTCTTTATGAATTCGCTCAAATCTTCTGGCATTTGCAATCTCCTCTCCTGTGACGTGCAATGTTGTAATAGGTCCACACCTGATTCCGCAACTCGCACCATTTCTGAATTGCCTTGGAAGTGATAGCGGCTGACGCAAGCGCCGCATCTAGCGCCGCCCGGTCAGCCGCTTCAAGTTCCAGTAACTGATAGGCGCACTTCGGTCCCTTGACCGTGTGCTGCAGTTCTCTGAACTGCTGTAACGGATCAACCATAACTCCTCCCCTACGCGGCCAGACTACAGCCGCTGGAACGATCCTGACGACGACTCACGCCGCTGTCAAGGATCAGTTTTTTGGCGAACCCATCCCGTACTCGCCGCCTGGCTGAACCCAGCGCAGGATGACGGTGAGCGCGCCCGTAATGGCAGCGGCGGCAAGCGTCTTCCAGCCGTCCACCCCAAGGTCGAATACCGATTGTCCGTTGGCGAGATAGAGCGCGACCACGGCTGAGAGCGCCGATCTGACCGCGTCGGTTAGTGCCTGCTTCATTCTGTTTCCTTTCTTACTTCGCTGAAACGATCAGCGTTCGGTTCTGTGGCGCGTCGCCCTTTGAGGAAGCGAGTTGCTTCACCTGATCTTCGGTGACGCTCACAGCGTATTCCTCGTCCCCCTTGCCACTCATTGTCGGGCACGCCCACATCCAGCCCTCCGTCGGATCGTAGGCGGCAACCGTGAAGTGACCATAAATGTCGCCGCGTTTCATCTTCAAGTGATGATCGTGCCAGGCGCTCATCTTGATGCCCTGGTAATACGGCATCCGCGCCTGATCCACGTTGATGATGAGCGCCGCGCCGCCCTTGGCTGCCTTAATCGCGTCATCCCACTTTTTCGGGTAGCTCGACTTAGCGCCAAGCTGTTTGACCGTCTTGGCGAGGTCGTTGAGGCTTGAGCCGTTATCGCTGACGCCTTGTTTTTCGGTGAAGCCAGTTGCCTTCGCCTTGGCTGCGATGCCCTCGGCAGCGCTGATCTCCTTCTTGAGCACCCACGATGAGGCGCACGCCGCGCTGGACGGGCCGCAATCGTCGAGGATGCCCTTCTGACGCGCCTCTTGATCAACGGTGACTTGTGATCGAATCTTGAGCCGGCTCACTTGCCTTGCCCCTGAATCCACGCGATGACGCCACCCAGTCCGCTGATGCCGAGCAGGAAGATAATGCCCTTCGCCAGGTTGAGCGCGCCACGACTCTCGGCAAGGTCAACCTTGATTTGCGTCAAGTCGCGCTCGATGCGATCCAGGCGCTTGAGAATCTCCTGGCTCTGGCTGGCAGTCACGGTCACTCCTGTGTGGAAGGTGGACTAAATGCACCGTCAGTATACGACCCGCCGATCCAGACGGTCGTAGTTGCATCCACGGCAATAATCTCCGTTGCGCCGAAGAGGATGCCGTAGTCGTGCAGGAATTGCGCCTGCTGCTCCTCGTTAAGTTCGCCAACGATGCAGTTCACGACGATGCCGTCGGCGTTGATAAATGCGAACCTAGGCAACATACACCACCGTCACGATCCCATCGCTCCCGTTTCCACCTGGTCCTGGACCCATAACAAAGACGTAAGGAAAATTAGTTGAGAATCCAGACTGCGCTTGTGACATTCCTCCGCCGCCGCCGCCGCCGGCACCAGAATTTGCGCCAGCGGCACCACCTGCACCTCCAAGAATAGAAACGGTTCCAGACGGGTATGTAGCCGTTGAGATACCAGTGGCGAAACGCGCCGACGCCCCACCGCCACCTCCACCAGCAGCGCCGACTCCACCGGTCGCTGAGTTTGTAACTGTGGGGGTTGAACTTGTCATTCGCGCCCCTCCGCCGCCTCCGCCGCCGCCGCCATAATGCGCGCTTCCGCCTGTTGATCCGGTAGACGTAGCATTATTTGAACTGAATCCAACCGCAGTTCCCATTGGGATCGCGGTTGTCACCCCGTCCGCGCCAGTTGCGCCAGCGGAAAATGTTGAATACGGGAATGACGAGTATGCAGTATTCGTGTTTGATGATCCTGCCGTTCCAGCCGAAGGCGCACCAACACTGCTGGCGCTACCACCAGCACCGCCTGCTGCTCCAACGATTGAGGTGCCACCACCAAAAAACGTGAACGATGCCAATGGCCCAGCGGTGCCCCCGACCGCGCCAGCAAATGATGCGCCGCTTGTAGCAGCGGTTCCGCCCCCGCCACCGCCGCCGCCGTTGACGGTCACGATACTGCCAAATGTCGTCGCTCCTCCAGCCGCTCCCGCAGGACCAACTCGCGTGAAATTGGGTATGGTCGTACCAGCAACCGTCGTTGAGATTGCCGCGCTGCCCCCCGCGCCGCCAGCGCCAATGCCGATGGAAACGCTTGTAGCCGTTCCAAGGGAATAATCCTTGATGATTGACCACGAAGCCCCGCCGCCGCCAGCGCCTCCAGTCGCGTAGACGGTGCCTACTGGCAGGTTAGAAACTCCTCCTCCTCCCCCGCCGCCGCCGCCCGCGCCCGTTGCAACAATCGCGACGAAATTCGTCACACCAGTTGGTGGCGTCCACGTCGTGCTGGATGTGAATGATTTCGTTACCAAGAACGATCCAGTCGCCACCGTGCTGGTTGCCAGGAGCAGGCTCTCAATGTCCACCTTCGCCGTGCCGCTCACCGTCGCCGCCGCCGTCAACGTAAAGTCAAGGTCAACATATGCAGCGGCAGGGTTCACGGCCGTGCCACCGCTCGTTGTGTTGCCAGTGATTGACGACCAGGTGCCGTTATCTGCAACCGTGCCGATGGCGTACTGATGCAACTGCGCGCCGGTGACGTCAAAGTAGGTTGCCGTGAGCACAAGGTTCCACTGATTCGTGCTGCTATAGGTTCCAACCTTCGTGACCGTGGCGAACGCCTTCTGGCGAAGGTTCAAGTTGCTGTCGTTGATCAGGTAGGAGCGCGTTTTCAGCGTGATGTATTCACCCGCCGCAGCGGTGCCAGGGTCAATGCGGCACGCCCAGGTCTGCGCCGTCGTGTCAAAGAACATTGAGCCAGCCATCGAGTTGCTGTAGTTATTGAGTGTCCAATACGGAATCGAGTTATCGTTCGTCACAGGCGAGCGCGTATCGGTTGGCGTCAAGTTGAACAGCGGATTCGGGATGGCGTAGAGCGCCTGCGCGACGGCAGCAGGGCCGAGTGGCGAAGCACCAAAGCCCGTAGCTGATGAAACGACGGGATTGCCAGCCGTGTCAACCGATGCCGATAGGTTGGAAGACTGGAACTGGCGATCGGAGCCGATGCGTGGCATTACTGCTTACCCGCAATCAGGCGCGAGAGATCATCAGGATTCTTACGGTTGAACAGAATCTGAAGGTGCTGCAAGTAGGTTCCTCCTGGCTCCAGCGACCAGTTTACTTGTTCCACTCGATAGATTCCGCTCAAGCCAAGCGGCTGACTTGCCACCTCCACCCACTGCCCTGGAGTCCAGCCAGTGACCAGCGCGTAGCCGTAGCCGGTTGCGCCAGTCAAGGTTGCCGTGCCTGCGCTGCCAGCGCTCGTGTAGGTAAACACGGTGCCAGAGGTGACGGTAATGGTCGCCGTGCCGTTCATCGAGGTGCCAGCGGTTCCGGTCAAACCAGCGATCACCACCGTGTTGCCCGTAGCGAAGGGATGCGTCGCCGTGGTCGTCACGGTCACCGTGCTCGCCACGCGGATGGCTGAAGCAAAACTGAACGCAATCTGCGCGTAGCCAGAGGTTAATCCGAGCGCGTTCCACGCAGCGTCTCCTGCACCGCGCAGCTCGAATTGTCCGCTGAGCAGCGGCTTCGCCTGCTCGGAGAAGTACGCCACGGCCGCACCGTTCATTTGGTTGATCGGGTTCTTGACTGCCGTAGGGAATTCAACGATGGCGTCAAAGTTTGGCGCGCCTGCGCGCGTCGGGTAGATCGCAGTTCCAGCAACCGTTCCCTTGGCGTTGCCCGGCGCATAGAGTTCGTCGTACGAGAATACTTGCGATGCAATCGAGCCAGTGACGGATGGAATGCTGAACAGCGCAGTCTTGTAGCCGTTGTGATCCCAGTTCGCCGAGAGCGAATACGGAGCGACGGTCGCCTTGCTCGATGAGGTGTCTGGCGAGCCTGCGGATGCCGTCGTAATCGAGTAGGGCGCATTGGCGTAGGTAGGCTGAGACGCCGCGTCTACGAGCGTGAAGGCAAGGCGACCCTGAAGGTCAATCCAGTAACGTCGAGCGCGCGCGTCGCCACGCAATCCCTGGTACGTCTCAATGATCGAGTCGAGCGCTGAGCGAAGCGTCGTTGCAGGGAACGACACGTCCTGCGTAATGATGTTGGCAGTTCCCGCAGCAATCTGCGTTGTATCTGCAGTGTTGAACAGCCGCTGCAGCGGAGCCTGGTTGTTGTGATACGCGTCAACCGTCCGCAACAACTGCTTGATGGCGTTCGTCTCGTTCGTTCCACTTGGAATGTTGACGGTGATTTGACCGTTCGTCACTGGATCGTTGATGGTTGGAATGCAGTTAACGATAGTGCTCCACGAGCCGTTCGATGGCCACGTTCCCGTATACGCTTTCGGCAAGGCAAGTTCAATCGTATTCGCGTCAATCTTGGTCACTTGGTCACCGCTGTATTCGCCGCTTAGGTACGGCGTCATCGCTTCTGCAGCGGTGCCACCGTAGATATCCCACACGCCGACTGACTGCCCAGATTCAATGTTCAACTGATTCGTCGTTCCGCTCGTATAGAGCCGAATGCGGTCGTTGCTTGACTTGCTTCCGCTGACTTGAATTCCCACACCGCCCGTGAGGTTATTATGGCTCTGATAGGCATTAGGTCCTGACTGAAGGTACTTGACGCTGTAGTAGCCCTGGTACTTGTTTACCGAAGTTCCTGAAATCGTGAAGAAGCCGTTGAATGATGCGGTACCGCCGCCAGCAGCGCCCGATACTCGAATCTGTTGCCCAACGGAGAGTCCAGGATCGCGCCACGAATACGCCGTGCACGTTCCACCTGATCGCGCAATTCTGACGTCTTGAAAGACACCGGCTGAGTAGTAACCAGTGAGTCGCACTGGAGAAATCGTCTTGCCGAATACGCCGAGTTTGTCGAGCAGCGTCGTGGCGTCGCTCAAGTTGACCGTGGTGACGTTGCCCTGCCCAGCGCCGTTCATCTGTGAGTTGACTGATTGCAGGTAGCCAAGGAAGCGAATGTCTGCAGTGCCTGGCGTTGCGCCGGTGTTGGTCTGCGTGAACCTGAAGCGCGTATTGTCTGGCACGAGGTTGAACCACGGTCCGACGCTTGGCGTAATTTCTTGCAGCACGGTGAAACTCATTGAAGAGCCTGAGCCGTCCCCGTTGGAACTCAAGTTCATTGACTCAAGGTCAACGATCATTGCGTTCTGGCGTGCCGTTCCAGCGGCGTAGTTGATTGGTGGATTCATCAAGTCGTACGAGATCACGCCTGGGTCAACGACGGCCGTCCCAGATGCGCCGCCAAGGACATACGTCAACGACGTACCGCTCGGAACGGTCGCAACCACGGCAACGCCGTTCATCGTCGTGCCGCCCGTGGCGTCAGTGAACCCCGCAACTTGAATGTAAGCGCCTGGCGTCACACCGTGTGAGCTGCTTGTGGTTACGGTAACCGTGCCGCCCGTGGCGACAGCGGTTGCGATTGGCGCAAGGTCCATCCACAACTGGAATGGTGCCGTAGCCATTTAGCGCCCTCGACCGTTATTGCCAGTCGCTACCGTTGTACGCGTCTTGCTTGCGAGATACGGCGAGATTGCAGTTGCGAGTGTCCTGCCGTCAAGCGTGAGGGTCGTGTTGCTTGTGAGATTCATCGGCGCGGCAACCGTTGGCGCGAGCATCCCACCGTAGCCGCTCGTGAGCGCTCCGCTCACCGCCGCGCCTGTAGTGCCGCCCACCGTTGTGCCAAGACCAAACACTGTGCTCTTATTAGCAGCGGCAGCGTTTTTCTCAACAGTCTGCGCGCCAGCAACTTTCTGAATGGCGTCAATAACCTTGGTGATGTTATCCACAAGCCATTTCAGCGCATCAAAGAATGGTGCGGCTAACTCAAATGCTGCCTTGATTGTCCCTCCAAGCAACTTAAACGCACCACCCAGTGCGCCGTCACCATCTCCCCACAGCACTGCAATTAGGTGTCCGACCGATTCAACAAATCCTCCGACGGAATCAACCAACTTGTCAAACGCTGGCTTCAAGTCAATAAGAATCGGTCCGACGACCTTTCCAATGGATGCTCCAATGTCAGCGAATGCTCCTCCCACCGTGAAGATAATGTTTGCTAATTTGTCTAGCGCAGGCGCAAGCATCGGCAGCACTTTGTCCGTAATGAATGTTAACCCCACGACCATAGCTGGAAGGAAATTCTCGGCGAAGTTCTGAATAATCTGGTTGAACGACGCCTGTGCTACTTCGACCCTGCCCGCAACGGTATCTGCATACGCCTTGGCAGCGTTGGTAACCTTGCGTTGAATCGCCTCAAGCGCCGTGTCGCCCTTGATCTTCTTATCCGTAATACCGAGTGTCTTGAGGAGGCGGCCGCCAGCACCGGCGTACGCCTTACCGACATTCAACGTTGCGGTTGCAAGGTCAACGCCAGTGGCGCGAGAGACGTCTTGAGCAACGCGCATAATCTTCTGCGCCTTGGAGAAACTGTGAGTGAAGCGCGTCGCCTCTTCAAGACTGGTCTTAACCTGGTCATCGGTGAAGCCGAGTTTGATTCCTGCCTTGATGGATTCGTTGACGGCAGCCGTGACCTCTTTCGTTGCCATCCCTCGCGCCTTGAGCGCGGTCATCAGCCGATTGGTTGACTTCTCATCATCTGCAGCCTGCTTGATCGCATCAACGACAAATGCTCCGACTGCTAATGCGGCGGCTACGGCACCAGCGGCAATCGCCTTGAACGCCGTCCCAGCGGCGTGCTTGAGTTTCCCCATCGCGCCGCCAATCTTGCCGAGCGGTCCCGTGGCGGCATCTTTAGCCTTGACTACGAAGTTTGCTGCTCGATCCGTGCCAGCCATTATTTCCCTCGCTTGAATTTTAGGATGGTGTTCCTGAAGGTCTCGTTGTTGAAGTATGCCTCAGCCGTCGCAGCGTAGGCTTCAACTGCACGCGCAAGATGTTGAGAGTTCTGCGCGACGCGCATTACGAATGGATTGGCTCGCACCGGCTTCACGGATTTTGGTCCGTTCTTGGTTTGCCGCACTCCACTAATACCGCTCGTGACGAACCAGCGATACCACGCGCCACCATTGACGCCAGCGCGATTCCTACCGGCGCGCGGTCCGACAACAGCGGCAGGCGTACCAAAGCGCGCACGACGAGCGGTGACGGACTTCCTGAGTCGCCCTGGCGTCTTGGTCGTCGTGCCAACAGGAGCCGCGGCGCGCATTGGGTTCACCATCGTGCGAGCGGCGTTCAGCGATGCAACATTCAGGAGACGCTTGAAGGCAGCAGGATTATCGGCTTCAAGGAAGCCGAGCATCAGTTTGTTGTAATTCCCATCAACGGTTAACGACAGTTCAATCCTGTCCATTGACTTAGCGGCCACGTTGCTCCCTTGGTTGTAGGTCCGACATCAACTGCGCGGTGCGCTGAAAGTCTCCTGCTTCCCACTGCAACACTTCGTGCGGAGGGATACCGAATTCGCGCCCAATCAAGTGTGCCACGATCAACGGATGCGGCGAGATGGAACGACCAGCCGCGAGCCGCTGCGCGTCTAGCCTCAGCGAGGGGGGAGTGTTGCTACCGCGTCGCTCCACCTGCTAATCGCTTCAGTCAGTGCATCCATCGGCGCATCAAGCACGGATTCAGCCGGCTCTCCTGCTTCATCAAGGAAGTTGTGCTTCACAATCAGCCGCTCAACCGCCTTCATCGAGCGCTCCACATTTCCACTCTGAAGCTCGATAAAGATGCGCGCAGGCACGCCTTCAGCGCGCATTGTCGTAATCCACCCCTCGAATGGTGCTGGTAGCGCTACTTCAACGGTGCGAAAGTCGGGCTTGTTCTGAGCCATTTGCTCCTCCTCGTATTTCTAAACTTATGGCAATGCAGCCAAATCGCTCGTCGCAATGATGCGAAGTGTCTTCGCGCTTGTCGGGTCGTACACCAGCGTTCCAGTAACGCTCATTGTGGTGAGGCCGTCTTCGGCTCCAGCCATCTGCTGCACGTCAGTTGGAACAATCATCGTCATTACGTTGACGCCGTAGGTGCCGTCGCTGTAGGCGAGTCGCACGCCAACTGGCGTCGCAGCTCGAAGCGAGTCGTACCAGACGCTTACGGCTGATGCCGTGCTGCTCACCGTCATCGTCAGCGTGCCTGTGAATGGCGCGGATTCAGCGTGCGTGCTGAAGACTGCAGTCCCGTTCAGGTACGCCTGGCGAGTAATGCCTGCGTTCCACTGAAGGCTGAAATCGAGCAGATAGTTGTACGCAGTTCCCGAAGCGGTGCCTGGGAATACGGTTCCGCTCTGGAACGCGGTCCAGAGTCGCCCCGCCATAAACTTCGATGTTGGCGTGGCTTCAGCGAGCGTCGCTGAGTTCTTTGCAACGTCCGAAGCGAATAGGCTCGCGCTCAGGCTCGTCATTCCGCTGCGATCCGCAGCGAGCGTCAACGACTCAGCCAAGCAGTAGTTCACCGCGTATTGCTGCACGCCGTCGGTGGCGACCAAGGTGTATGAGGTTGGAGAATTACTGCTAACCATTGACCAGTCGTAGTCTCGGATGTAGGGCGCCGCTGTGCCGACAGCGGTTGCTGTGCCAAGCATTGAAAGCCAGATTGGAATTTCTCCCACGCTCAGGGCGGGAACGGTTGCGCTCAGGGTTGGCTCAATCGAAGTGATCGTCGCCGTCGTTGAGATCAGCGGGTTGCGAAGCGCAACCGAGCGTCCGTCACCGAGTTCAATGGTCACGCCATTGGTGATCACGCCAGTCGGATTCACGAGCAGCTTGCGACCGCCGGAGGTAAGCGTTGGGATGGTCCCTGGAGTTGCCTCCTTGAAGGCAACGAGTTTGCTAAATAGGACATTACCCGCTGAAGCTGCTGGCATCTATCTACTCCTTGATGTCGCTTGCCGCGACCGCTGGTGCCGCTGGCGCGGCGGTTGACGCGTTTCGTGCATAGCCTGCTGCGATCCACGCCGCCGCAATGTCTGCATCGGCGCTAATGATACTCCCATCGGTCGGAAGTCCACCGATAAATTCACCTTGTGGAAGTGAGCCGGCGATGAACGACACCTTGACGAATTCACCCTTAGGCGCTGGCATTTATGGCCTCCACGACTGCAATTTCAATTGTTGCGCTGATGGTCAGGTAGTCCTGATCAGCCCAAGTATCGGTGCCAATGTCCGTTCCTGTCACGCTGGCTTGCGCCACTGTGGAGGTCCCATCAAGCGTCACGCCGTCAATGAGGATGTCTCGCAGCCAGGCGCGCCACGTCATCAGGTCCGTGTACTTACGAGAAAGGTCAGCCTGCGGCTGAATGTAGACGGTTGCGTTGATGGTCAGCGTCACGCTGCGACTTGCCGCCCCGTAGCTGATCGAGTCGCCACCTGGAATCAAGACGCAGGCAGGCACCACCGCAAGATTGTCGGGTGGGTAGGTGTGGACTTGGCGCAGCGTGTAGCCGGCTGGTGGCGTAGCGTTTGAGATGTGCGTTGCAAGTCCAGAAAGGATCGTCGTGTCAATCACTCTGCAATGCCGTTTCGGTTGCGGTATGGCTCAAGCAGAATCTGTGCTTCAGGATGCAGCGCGCGATTCTGGCGAAGGATGCCGCCGAGGTCAGCCGATCCGATGACGCCGAATGGCGAGGTGCGCGATGCCCACACTGCGCCGGCTTGAATCAACTCCGCTTGCTTGACTGCTGGCGGGACGGATGGCCATCCGAAGACGCCCGTCACCTTGACGCCGATGTAGCGCGTCGGAAACAACTGGACTTGAGCAACATTCGTGTCAATTTCCGTGTATGGGCGGCTGTCGAGCGCAGCATTTTTTGGCGCGAGAATGTAATCAGTGCTGTTCCACGTTACGTCCCACGTCCCCATTCCAGTGTTGTCTGTCTTCAACTCAGAGACGCTGACGATCGGATCGGTGATCACATAGAGGATCGAGTTTGTCGTGTAGTAGCGCGTCTGACTCGCCGTCTGACCGAAGCCAACCTTCGTATCGCAGAAGTTGTTGATGAGGTTATCGGTTGCATCGAGTACAGCCTGCAGCGGCGTATCGTCAACGCTGTCGGTAATCCCCAGACTTGATTTCAGTTCGGCAAGCGTGGCGTAACTCATTATCCGATCCTCAACGCGGTAATAACCACGGTGCCAGAAGATGAAACGCCATACAGCGCGTCCCCTGCGGTAAGGCTGAGTCTCTGTGGTCCTGCATTTTTGTCAATGAACAGTCCGTTCGCGGTAGATACGTCAGAGCCACCGATGTAGGCGCTGCTATTGCCGGGGATGTGCACGATCACGGCGCAACCGTCGCTGTCCGCTTGGACAATCAGCGCCGCCGTGCTAGTCAGGCTTACTTGCGTGCTCGTAATCGCCATTCTTCCCCTTTTCCCTCCATTTGACGGTCGTTCGCTTGATAGTAGCCGTCTCCACCCAAGTTTTGATCCAAGTTCGCTCTATGAGGCTGGGAGGTGCCTCTGCGTTGATTCTAGCGAGTGACTTGAGGCGCTTCATCCAGTCCATTGCGCTCCTCTCGTGGTATTGGGGGCTGGGCCGAAGCCCAGCCCCCGCAACCTAGCGACTAGTTCCGATTAGGAAGCAGCGCCGCCCTTGAACGTCTTGACCGCGCTTGCCTCGATAAGGCCAGTCACGCCGCGCACCTGAATGCGGTACGTCACAAGCCCGTAGTTGAAGGCGAAGTCAGCGCTTGAAGCGATGTCAACACCACCAACGAGGACCGTCTTGATCGCGCCGAGGTCGCCGAAGGCAACGTTCAGTGCGTTCGCGGCCGAGTCAGCCAAGGCTGCTGAATAAACCGGGAAACCGAGAACTGTGTCTGGCTTGCTCAGGTCGCCTGGAATGAAGATCGGTCGGTTCTGTGAGTCGAGCAGCTTGATGATTCCACCAAGGGTGGCGTCGTTCATCAAGAATCCGCGCTTTGGCGCGCGGCGATACTGCTGCTTGACCGAGTACACAAGGTCAACAAGGTTGGCGTACGTCGGTGAATACACCGTCGTTGCACCAGTCACGCCGATTGTCGCCGCAGCCGCAACAGCGGTGCCTGCAACTGCGCCGTGAGCGATACCAACTTCCTGACCAGCCTTCTCAGCAACGAAGCCTGAGATGTCGAACGCTGCATCGTTGATCAACTCGCCGCTGATCTGGAGCAGTGTCGCGTACTTGACTGGAGTGAGCGCGAGGTTGGACAGCGTTCCGTCCGACTCGCCAATTGCGCCGGCTTCAGAAACTGAACCCGCCGTTCCAAGCGCCGTAACGCGTGGAAGAAGGATCTGATTTCCTGTTGAAGCACGGATGATGTCAACAACGTCTGGATTGAGGAAAGGGTTCACCTGTCCTGCAATGACGTTGACCATTCCTGCGACCGAGACTGGATTGCCAAGTCCAGTGGACTTAACAACGTCGCGGTACTCAAAGTTTCGCTCTCCACCTTCGCGTCCAAGTCGGCGAAGTTCGGCCGCGTCATCCGCAGTCTCGTTCGTCTTTGGCGCTACAGCGGCGGCGTACTCCGCGCGAACTGCGTCAGCGGCACTGCGTGCCTCTGCTGCATCTCGCTCTGACTTGATGGCGGCAGCGATCTGCCCGGCTTCGGTTGTGAGGGCCTCGAATCGTGCCTGTGCCTCACCCTCAAGCGCTTCGCCCTTCTCAGCCTGAGCCGAGACAAGAGCGGACGCATCGGTAAGCAGAGCAGCACGCTTCTCAGCAAGCTTCTTAATGTCTGCCATTTCGGTACTCCTTATTCTTGCTATTGGTTTTGTTTCAACACTCGGATCGCTAGCGGGATACCAGAACGCGGGCTTGCGTACGAAGCGCAGCGGGACGTCGGCTCGTGACTAGATTTCCTCGTTGATCATCGCAGATAGGCGAAGTTGTGCCGCTGCAATCGTCGGGTCAATGCCACGCTTTGTGGATTTGGTTCCCAACTTGATGCGTACGGCGTCAATCACCGCAGTCTGCTCTTCTGTAAGTTCGCGCGCCGCGCCAATGTTCGCCAGCGCAGCGGCGAGCGTGTCGCCATCTACGCCAAGTGACTTGCGCGCAACCTTGCGAACGGCAGCCAGTCCAGTAGTCGCAGGGTATGCGGCGCGCTGTCCTGGGCTGAGGATGGAGGCTTCAATCAGGTTAACTTCGGCAAGCGTTCGCTCTTCGCCGTTCCAGGAGTCGCCGCCCTTTGGAACGGTAAAGCCGAACGACATTCCAGAAGATGCGGATTCGTGCGTCAGCATCGAGATCACCTTCGCGGCGTCTGGATCTGACGGGTCAAGTTTCGCTTCTACGCGAAGCCCCTTGGCGTCTTCGCTCAACTTCAGGCGGCCGCTCGCGGTCGTTGCAAGCGCGCGTGTCTCATCGTGTCCGAAGAGGAATGCGACGACTTTCTGTCCAGCCGCTGCGCGCGACAGGCTGCGCTTAAACGCGCCCGGCTTAATGAACTCAGTGAACGGCAGCCCAGCCGAAGGTGAATCAAAGAGCGCGGCGTACCCGCTGAAGGTGCGCTGACCATCGGCACTCTCTGTCACCGTGAAGTCGCCCATCTCGGCTGCTCGCGTCTCAATGTCCTTGAACTGCGAGCGAGCTGGAGCGTCAGAAGTTGTGTCGTGCGGCTGCGCTTCAGCCATCGGCTCGGCGGCTTCCTCATCAACCTCGGCGCGGACAACGATCGTATCGGTCCAGCCGAGCACTGCTTCGCAGGAGTCATCAACCGTTGGATCTACGCCATAGAGGAGCGCGAATACTGCCCAAGGAGACGGCCACGAAGGATCAGTCTTGTCTTCAGCGGACGGAATGCCCTCCCACTTCTCGCGGTTGATCAGGATCATCCGCTCGATCTCGCCGACTTCCTCAACTTCAATCTGTCCTGATGCGAGCGCCTGACCGTGTTCAAAGTCGCTCGCGGTGACATCAGCGCCGCCGATACCGGTGTTGTACAGCTCGACGCCTGCTGCTGCAGCCATCTGGATGTACGCAGGCACGGCAACAACGTCACCCTGCAGAGCGCGTGGCTCAACTTCTTTCACGTTTGATCTCTCCGCATTAGCGAGTGTGGTAATCACTCTGTTCGCCCATCCTATCACCTGATCAGCGCTGCTTTCGCTTGTCGGATCTACGCCCCATAGCAGCGCTGCAACTGCGCCTGGCCCTGGATAGTCGGCATTATTGGCGTCGTTATTCTGTGGCACGTTTTCCCAGTCAACACGGTGGCGCGAAATCCAGGCGCTCATTCGAATCACCTTGTCTTGTGTGACGTTGCCAGCAACAAGTTGCGTGGCTTCTTGAATCGTTTGTGGCTTCAGCCCAGCGCCGGCACGCCCCTGCTTCTCATACGCCAGTCCCTTGACCGCTGCAGCCTTGATGTAGACGGGAACGTCTATCGCGGGGACTGCTCGACTTGGCATTGCAGGATCAGCGAAGGTGGAATGACCCTCTTCCTGAAGGTGCTGTTCTGGCGTCACCGCGCGAAGCCCCAATGACTTCGCCATTGCGATCACCTCTGGATCGTTGTCAATTGCGTAGTCAATGCCATCTGGATTGGATGCAGACTGAATGCCGTATTGCTTAATGAGCGCTTCGTATTTCGCCTTCTTAAAGGCGAGTCCGACGTTTGGTCCCTTGCCTGCCCCAGCGAAGTCATTGAGATGAATCTGATCGTATTGAATCTTGTTATCGGAGAGCCACTTCTTTGTTTCGTCAAGTCGGCTTACTGGACGCGCGGATACGACGATGAACTTCGTTCCCTCCTGCGCTGCATCCTCCTGGACGTACTGCACCATCTTTGCATTTGGCGTATTGCCTGAAGTTGTCAGGGTGCCGTCAATGTCAATGATCTCGTACATCTACTGTCCGCTCCCTTGCGTTGGCGGCTGACCGATCAGCCCAAGGTTAAGTGGCTGACGGAAATTGTCCCCGCCTGAACCGATTGGCGCTCGGTCTTCTAGTTGCCTGATTTCGTTCACCGAAAGCCAGCCATTGTTCAGCGCGACTGCATAGGCATCGTATCGCTCTTTCGTTGTTGCACGGAGCAGTGCATCAAGATTGAACTTGATAAAGGTGGTGTTGCCAACAACAAGGCGCTGAAGCGCCGATTCAAGTCGAGCAATCAATGGCCCAAGACCCAAAACTAACCAGGCTTGCCCAAGTGACTCCGCGCTGTTATATGACGTGTTGCCGCCTGGATACTGAAGGTATTGAAGCGGGACGCCGTAGATGCGCGCAATGGATTCAACGCCCCAGTGCATTGTGTCAACCAATGCAAGGTCCGCTGGCTTGAAGCTCATCGTCGTAAAGTCCGCGCCGCCGGTGAGCACTGCAACACGATGCATCTTGTCCACGCCTTCGTGCTTGCGCCCAAATGATGCGCGCAGAGACTCAGCCTGATCAGCGGTCAGTTCGCCGGGGACCTTGATAATCCCTGAAGGCGAGGCCCCTTGCTCAAAAAACTTGGCTCCAAAAAGTTGCGTTGCTGATGCGAGTCCGAGCGTCACGCGATGATGCTCAACTGGGGACAGTCCGCGAAGATCCTCGGTAATTGGTCCCTGCAACGTGATGTGAACGATCTCGTCGGTTCCGAATACTCCAGTCCCTTGATCGCTCTTGATGTGATATTCCGGCGTTCCGTCAGCCAGCACCTTGATAGAAACTTTGCGAGGATCAAGCACTCGACATTCACGAACGACGCCAGTGGCGTCGCGCATCGTCAAGATGAATGTGTTGCCGTCAAGTAGCAGTGACGTAACCATCTTGTGACGGAAGTCAAAGCCCGTGAAGTTTGGATTGTTTGGAATCGGCGTGTCCATCCAGAGCGGTCGGGTGACAGGTCGGCGCGATCCATCGGAGCGGATGTAGGCGCCCCACGGAAGAGAGGCAACGGTGTCTGCATACAACTTGATTATTGCGAACAGCGGTGCGATGTCAAGCGCATTGTCTTGGTTGATTGCAACGCCGGCGTACTTGTTGGTGCCATCGCGCCACCAGTCGTTTCCCCATCCTCCACCAATTGCGCGTTTCTCCTCAACCTCTCGGCCAAGGATTCGGTCAATGATTCCCATTCGTTCTCCCTACAACTCCAGGTACTCAACCTTGGCGCGCGCCTTCGGCGCGGGTGCGTTGCCAAGTGTACCCGCTCGGCTGTGTGCCATTAACGCAGCGACCAAAAGGTCAATGCGCTTAAGTGAAGTCTTGGACTCTTTCCGAATCATAAGCCCATTGCGGCTGTAATACGGTGTGGCATTTGCAGCGTGTCTGGCAAGGCTCGGATCGCCGTTATGCTTGACCCGCCTGTTGACGACCGCGTCGTAAAACGCTGCTGTCGCAGGCACCATTCGGCTTGGCGTCTGAGGGAACTCGACCACAGGCAACCCCACCTGCTGCCACGCCTCCATTGAGCGCTGCCATCGGAACGGGTCACAAACGATTTCTCGAACCGTGTAGCTGGAACAGATGTCCAGCATCTTGGCTTCCACCTCTTCCACCGGCACGCGCCAGTTGAGTTCTGCATCGAGCGGCCGCTCCCAGTGCCCCAGCACGAAGAATGCCTTATCGCTCACGCGGCAGGCAACGATGGCAGTGGAGTCGTTGCTGAACGAACCGTCGAATCCCAGTACGACTTCATCCTCCTTGTTGAGCGCGATTTGATCATCCTTGCAGGCGTCCCACGTCCCAGTTGGCAGGAATGCTTGTGAACTGCTCACCCACTGATTGAGTCGCTTCGTCCTGAACTCCTGCTCTGGCGTGCGTTTCTTCGCGCTCTGCAAGTCTTCAATGCTCAAGATTGCAGGGTCGCTCATCAGTCCTGGATTCGCTTCGCTCCACTTCGTATCGTCGCCGTAGGCATCATCGGCGGCTTCCCACCACGCCATCCCAAGGGTCGTGTCATCGTTCTCACCCGTGATTCGGCGACGCGCCAGTTGGTAGAGCGTGTACGCGATGGAATCTCCACCCGTTGAGTCAACGCGCGGACCAGCCGTGGTGATAGCGACGAACAACGGCGACTTTCGCGCGCCCATTGAGAGCGAGAGGACGTCAAATAGTTCGCGGCTCGGCCAGGCTGCCAACTCATCGGCGATCACCAGAGAAGCGCTCAAGCCCTCCTTGGTGAATGCTTCAGAAGAGAGCGCCTTGTAGACGGTGCCAGTCCCCTTGAACTCCATCGCATCCCTAAACACCTTGATCTGGCTGCCAAGTTCTGGACTCATCTCAACGGCGCGGCGCGCGTGGCTCATTACTAGTTTGGCCTGATCGCGATCAGCGGCGGCTGAATAGATTTCGCCGCCCTTGTCGCCGTAAAGTCCGAAGAAGAGCGGCAACGTCGATGCAAGCGCCGTCTTGCCGTTCTTGCGCGCAATTCCAGTCAGAAAGAATCGGTGCGTGAAGGTGTCATCCTCCTTGCGAGCCAGCATCCTGCGGAGCAGGCGACGCTGCCATTGGCGAAACACGAGCGGCTCGCCCGAAGCGCCAGCGATGGAATCCTTGGCGATGGGCACGAGCTCCTCGGCGAAGTCTGAGACGATGTCCCCAAGGCTGCGGCTGAGGTCAGCCGGAGCGACTGGAGTCAGCCAGCGCGGTGGCCAGCCTTCGCCGCCAGCCGCTCGCGGTATTTGTCCACCTTGCTCTGGCTCTCGACCATTGCGATCCCCAGCTTCGCTCGGTCCGCTGGAGTCAATCCGAGATGATTCATCCACTTGCGAATACTCTCCTCTGCACTGTGTCTCATCCCCATTGCAGGATGAGCATACGCGTAACCTTTATCCGTGTACAACACTGGTCCATCAACGCTGATCCGCGCCTCCAGGTTAGCCAGCAGCTCGATGTCCTTTACCAGCATCGTGAGAGCATCTCGATCGCTCACCGCGATCCACGCCCCGGCGTATTGAACGATTCGCTGCCAAGCATCCGTGGCGATCGGCCCTAATCCGTCTGGAACGCCCAGCTCAGAAGCTCTGGGAAGGCTGTTGGCGATCTGTACGACCACGGCACGACTAGGCTTCAGCGTCCCACGCTTCGCCTTGATCTCGTTAGGCACACGGGCAGGGCCACTCATAGTCCCCCTAGCCTAACCTGTCCGCGCACGCACGGCAC